CGCTGAAGGTTATGCTACATTAGCTGATGGTACTTGGTCCCACACAGAAGGATACAATACAAAAACTAGCGGTGATTTTTCCCATGCTGAAGGTGAATTTACATTGGCTCAAGAACAAAGCTCACACGCCGAAGGATATAACACAACATCAAGTGGTTATGTATCACATGCTGAAGGTTATAGAACATTATCAATAGGTGTTGGCTCACATGCTGAGGGTCTTCAAACCACATCAAGTGGTTACTATTCACACGCGGAAGGTAATTCCACAGTAGCATCTGGATTTGCTTCACATGCTGAAGGTTATTATACTATTTCTTCTGGTCAAAATTCTCACGCAGAAGGTAATGCTACAATAGCATCTGGTCAATTTTCACACGCAGAAGGTAATGCAACATCAGCATCTGGATTTGCTTCACATGCTGAAGGTTATTTTACAACAGCCGCTGCAAATTATTCTCACGCAGAAGGATGGAATACTGTATCATCAGGTATATATCAACACGTACAAGGTCAATTTAATATATCTTCACCTTCTCAATCAGCATTCATAATAGGTAATGGTACTAGTAATTCAAATAGATCAAACTTAGTATTTGCATCTGGATCTACATTCCAGATAACTGGCTCACTTAACGTATCTGGTTCAACATTAATTAAGGGTAACACTACAATAACTGGTTCCCTTAATGTATCCGGTTCAACAGTATTAACGGGCTCACTTAACGTATCTGGCTCAACTATAGTAACTGGTTCTCTTAACGTGTCTGGTTCAACAGTATTAACTGGTTCACTCAATGTATCTGGTTCAACATTAATTAATGGTAACACTACAATAACCGGCTCGCTTAACGTATCTGGTTCTGTATTTCATAGTACACGAACTGTAGACACAACATATACTGTTAGTGGCGGAAATATCCCACCCGTAGATAGTACTGATTATATGATATTTATGTTAGCCCCACCACTAAGTGTAGGTGAAGCTAATGGTATGAAATTACCATCGGCATCGCTGAATAGAGGTAGAATAATATATATGCAAATGATAACATATGATGGCGCACCAATAACAGTATCCAGTGTTGCTGGAAATATTAATGGATCATCTACATATACATTCCCTTCTACATTATATGCTAAAAGAATGTTTGTCTCCAACGGATCTAATTGGTATGTTGAACCAACAACAATAGCTTAAATTTAAATAAATAAAATAAAACGTTATGTCAAATCAAATTTTAACACAAGAAGAACAAGACACATTCATTTCTATTCAAACACAAACATCTGAATTAATACAGGAATTGGGTGAAATTGAATTAATTAAAATCCAATTAGAAGGTAGAACACAATCCGCTAAATCTAAATTAACCGAAATAAGTAATTTAGAGCAATCAAATAACCAAAAATTATTCGAAAAATACGGAAACGTATCAATTAGCGTAGAGAATTGGGAAGTAATCAAAATAGATTGATTTATGTCACCACTTTAGATATTTATAAATAAAAATATATAACATATAATATGCCCCCAACTACAATCATATCACCAGGAGTATCCGTTACTGTAAATAACCAATCACAAACCACTCAACTACCAATACAAGCAGGAGCTGCCATAATAGGACCCACAGTTAAAGGTAAAGTAGGAATACCAACCATAGTTACAACATATAGCGAATATGAAAACATGTATGGTACTACATTTAAAAGTGGAAGTCAAATATATTCATATTTAACATCCGTTTCAGCCTATAATTATTTCAATAGAGGTGGAACTTCATTACTGGTAACTAGAGTAGTTAGTGGTTCATTCTCTTCCGCTACAGCATCTATCCAATCATCTATAGCAGCAACATCAGCTTCAGCTAACATAAGTATGGTACAGATATCAGCGAGTGTTGCATCAAATGCTACAGATGGTTCAAATTCATTTACTGTAAACGGAATCACGTTTTACTTCACTGGATCGAATGTAGCAAATACCAACACTAGAATATACGTTAACACTTCATCATTTGCTGCTTCAACACCAGCAAATTATGCAGCTACTTCATCAGCAATATTTGCATATAGTAGTTCATTATCACCATATAATGCAACCTTAAATACTATTTCATCTAGTTATGCATCAACTAATATTAAATTAACTTATACTGGTTCAAATGGTTTAGTAGGTAATGCAAATACTTATATCACAGGTAGTACACTATATCCATTCTCAAATTTACAAAATTTCACTGGTGGTACAAACACTACTGCATTAACAATATCTACATTATCGGAAGGATTAATAATGAATAGTGATGGTACGGAATTTAGGAATGGTAGTTTATTGAACGGAACCGTAGATAATTTAAGATACCAAATTTCACAATACAACCCAATTAACGGTACATTTACATTACTTGTAAGACAAGGAAATGATATTACCAATTCACCATCTGTATTAGAGACATGGACGAATTTATCTTTGGACCCAATGTCACCTAATTATGTTGAAAAAATAATAGGAAATCAAGTAGAAACAGTACAATCAGATTCAGGAGAGTATTATGTAAATTTAACTGGAACATACCAAAATAAATCAAAATACATACGAATCAACTCAGTAAATTTACCCACACCAGAATATTTAGATAACTCAGGTGTAGCTAAATCACAATATACTGGTTCAATTCCATATTTAAATAGAGGTAATTTCGGGGGAGCAATAGGAAGTAATATCCCATCTACTGCTGGAAATTATTACGAAAACATATCAGATTTAAATACACAAGGATTACCTGCATCAGCATATACTGAATCAATATCATTGTTAGCAAATAAAGATGCATTCAAATACAATTTTATAACTACACCAGGTTTAGTAGCAGATGGAGCTAATTTCCCTTCACATTACTCGGTAATTACATCATTAATATCTATGGTTCAAACCAGAGGAGATTCAATGACTGTAGTAGATGTAGTAGGTAAAGGAGCTAATATATCAACTGTTACCTCAAATGCAACCGCAATAGATAATTCATATGTCGCAACGTACTGGCCTTGGCTACAAACAGTTGATCCTACTTCAGGTCAACAAATTTGGACTCCACCATCTACCCTTATTCCCGGAGTATATGCTTTTACTGACACAACTACTGCGCCTTGGTTTGCCCCTGCTGGTACAAATAGGGGAGTATTAAGTAATGTAATCTCAGCAGAACGTATACTAACTCAAGGTAATCGCGATTCACTATACAGTACTAATGTTAATCCAATAGCTACATATACAGTATCTGGAATAGTAGTATTTGGACAAAAAACATTACAGAAAAAAGCAGACGCATTGGATAGAGTAAACGTTAGACGTTTGTTAATTGATTTAACATCATACATTTCACAAGTAGCAAATAATTTAGTATTTGAACAAAATACAATAGCTACACGAAATGAATTTTTATCTCAAGTTAACCCATATTTACAATCAGTTCAAATTAGAGAAGGTTTGGACGAATTCAATGTAGTAATGGATGAAACAAATAATACACCTACTACTATAGACAATAATCAATTGATAGGTCAAATATATCTTAAACCAACCAAATCAATTGAATTTATCCTACTAGAATTCAATATATCACCTTCAGGAGCTATTATAGGATAATATAAATCGATTTTAATACAAACATATAATATTTATAATTAAACCCAAATTAAAACTATGTCAAATTTCCCAACATCTCCAGGTGTATCATTAAACGAAATAGATAATACCTATCTATCTGGACAACCTGTTCAAGTAGGAGCAGCAATAATAGGACCTACAGTTAAGGGTCCGGTTGAAATCCCAACTGTGGTTTCATCTTACTCTGAATACCAAAATGTATTCGGTGACACATTCATTAGTGGTAGTGATAATTATTCATTTTTAACATCTATTGCAGCATACAATTACTTCAATTATGGAGGTAAATCGCTTTTGGTTGCTAGAGTAGTAAGTGGATCTTACACACCAGCTACTTCATCAATAGTAGCTACAGGTTCTGCAGCATTAGATGCTAACGGATATGTATCTTCTTCATATACAGGACCAAACGCATTTGTTTTAGAGACTATATCAGCAGGTACTATCGTTAACAATAATATTACAGGTAGTGCAAATGGTATATTAACTAGTGGTACTAAAGATAACATTAGATTTGAAATTACTTCCCCTTCCACAGGTTCAGGTACATTTAATTTAGTAGTTAGACAAGGTAATGATGTATCAAATAAAAAAATTATTCTAGAGTCATTCAACAATGTTAGCTTAGATCCACTTTCATCAAATTATATTTCTAAAGTAATAGGTAACCAAGTTGCTGCATATAATTCATCTACTAATCAAGTAGAAACATCAGGTGAATATCCAAACAATTCAAGATATATTCGTGTAAAGGCAGTTAATGTTACTACACCAAACTATTTCGATGCTAATGGTACTCCACAATCACAATATACTGCATCAATCCCGGCAGCATTAAATGGTGTATTTGGTGATGCTACTGGTACTATTAAAGGTGGTGCTAATTTTTACAACACAATATCTACACAAACACAAGGTTTAGTAGCAGATAACTACACAAACATGGTTAACTTGTTATCTAATGCTCAAGCATATAAATTTAACATTTTATCTACACCAGGTTTGTTGAACGAATCAACAGGACATACAGCAATCATCTCTTCAATCATCAACAACACACAATTGAGAGGAGATAGCATTTATGTTATGGATTTAACAGAATACGCTTCACCATTAACAACAGCAGTTACTCAAGCACAAAGTAGAGATACTTCATTCGCTGCTACTTACTGGCCATGGGTTAATATAGTAGACCCAGGAACTGGTAAATATATTTGGATCCCAGCATCAACTTTAATCCCAGGTGTATATGCAAATAACGATAAGATTGCAGCTCCATGGTTCGCACCAGCGGGAATAAATAGAGGTGGATTAAGTAATGTACTTCAAGCAAAAAGTAAATTATCTGAAGCACAAAAAACACAATTGTATAACAGTAACATCAACCCATTAGCAACAATGCCTAGATATGGTGTAGTAGCATTTGGACAAAAAACATTACAAAAAGGTACATCTGCGTTAGATAGAGTAAACGTTAGACGTTTATTAATTGAATTAAAAACATTTATTTCACAAGTAGCAGATACTATTGTATTTGAGCAAAACACATTAGCTACAAGAAATAACTTTACTTCTCGTGTAAACCCATATTTGGAAACAATCCAACAAAAACAAGGTTTATATGCATTTAAAGTAGTAATGGATGATACAAATAACACTCCAGATGTAATCGATAGAAATCAATTAGTAGGAGCTATTTATTTACAACCAACTAAAACAGCAGAATTCATTT